ATGTACGATTTGGAAAGGGAGGTTATAACCTTTGGGCCGAGGATGGGGCATGACGATACTATTGATGCTCTTGCTTATGCTTGTAAGTATGCATATCCTCCTAAGAGTATTAAACAAGAAAACAAAAACTGGTTTAAACATAAACCAAAAGCAAAAGGTTGGGTGGTTGCATAATATGAATTATTATAATGAAATAAATACAGAGGGTGGAAAAGATTGGAAATGGACAAGCCCTATGTATATAAAATATAGAAGAAAACATAACTTAAGTACAAAACAAATAGATGATATGTTAAACAAAATATCTTGGGTCGAAAGTAAACAAGCTAATATTCAACAATATGATAATGGTCCAGGTCAAGGATTTTATCAAATAGAATGGAGTAAAGGAAAAGGTTCTGGAACATTTAAGACTTTATTACAGCAATATCAAAATGTTACTGGAACAAAACCTCAATGGGTTGTAGATGCTTTAAAAAATGATGACCCTAAGTTATTGACAAAAGAACAACAGTCTGAACTTGCTCTTGCAGGAATATATCAATCATCAGGATCTGACGATAGATTATTAAGATATTCTTCTGGAGATGTTGATGCGTTAGAAGATATATGGATTAAAGATTGGTGGAAAGGATCATTAAAAGATGAAAAATCTAAAAGAAAACAATGGAAAAATGAAATGAATGATTTTAAATACCAAAAAACAACAAATCCAGACTCTGTAACTTTAGTTATGGATGATATGGTTTCTTCTGATAATCCATTAAAACTTTAATTGTTTGGATATTTAAAAAAGTTTTTGTAATTTACGCTTAAAATTTTAGGAGTCTTAATGGCTAAACAGAAAATGCATATATGACCTGATGAAGGTACGCTACATCCAGTTGGGAAAAAGCATAAAAAAGGTAAGACGCATTGGAATAAAACTAAAATAGTTAAGGCTAAAAACAAATATAAAGAAGGAGTATAATATGCCAGAAGGTAAAGGAACATACGGATCTAAGGTAGGTAGACCACCTAAGAAAAAGAAAAAAAATGTAGTAACGCAAGGTAAAGAAACAAATATAACTTTAAGAGGTCCAGCTACTGTAAAATCTGATTTAAGAGGTGGAGCTTTAGATGAAATAGTTGCGCCTATTGCAGAAAATTTAAGAAACTCAACAAACGAAATGATATCAAACTTAAAAGAAAGCGGTAAACGTGCTAAAAAGGGTATTTATAATTATTTTGATAGACCTCGTAATGGGAAATCTAAGTATAACCAAGGAGAATAAATTGCCTAAGAAAAAAACTATTACATATTTAGACGCTAAAACAGGTAAATCTATATCTCAAAAAACTTTAGATAATTGGAAGCCTGTAAAAAAAGCTACTAAACCAAAAATAATAAAAGAAGGCAAAATTTATAGAATAGCCAAAAATAAATACAAACAAGGAGAATAAAATGGCAATTAAAAAATATAAAAATGAAAGTACTACATCTTCTAAAACGGCTAGAAAACCTTCAGTATACATAGCTCATGCGAAAGAAAAAACACCACATGGTGGAGTTGTAGAAGGTAAAAGAAGAAGTAAAAGAACTATAGGCAAAAGATCAAAGCCTGAAACTCAAAGAAGTATGAGCCAAAAAGAAGACTTTAAAGAAATGAAGTCAGAAAGAAAAAAACGAGGAGTTCGTAAAGTAGAAAAATGGGAAACTGAGTACAGAACAGCGAAAAATACATATAAAGTAGGAAAATAGATGGCCAAAAAAATGGATAAAGCAGCAAAGCGAATCCAGGAGATTTTTAGAAAAACTAACACAGCTTCTAGAACTCAATGGGAAAGAATAAATCAAAAAGGGTTTGATTTTGCTAATGACAATCAATTAACAGAAGAAGAAAGAATTGCATTAGAAGAACAAGGAATGCCTACATTTACTATTAATAGGATAACTCCTGTTGTAGAAATGTTAAATTTTTATGCTACTGCTAACAATCCAAGATGGCAAGCTGTAGGAGCGGAAGGTTCAGATATAGATGTAGCTGCTGTATTTTCTGATATTGCTGATTATATATGGTATAACTCTGATGGATCTTCAATATATGCTAATGCTATAAATGATTCAATTACTAAATCTATAGGTTACTTATTAGTAACTGTAGATAAAAATGCTGATAGAGGTATGGGTGAAGTTATAATACAAAATCCAGAACCTTTTGATGTTTTTCCAGACCCTAAATCAAGAGATATAATGTTTAGAGATGCTAGTTATGTTTTAATAAGGAAAATCCTTCCTAAAAGTCAAGTAATAGACTTATTTCCTGAATTTAAAAATAAAATTAAAAAAGCTAGTACTAATGAGAATAATGAGTATTCTTACACACATAAAGCTTCTGGTATATATAGAAAAGATTTTGGGTATAAAGATATAGGAGAATCTGAATCAGTAGATACAGAAACTGCTGAACATGATAAATTAATTGAACTTTTTGAAATGTATGAAAAAGTTAAAATTAAATATATGAATGTTTTTTATAGAATAATGCCTACAGAAGAACAATTACAAGCTATTAATCAACAAGTTAGTGTAAAAGTTCAAGAATTAGGGGAAGAACTTAAAGTTCAAATGGAAGAGCAATTAATGCAAATGCAACAAGCTCTTCAATCTGGCCAAATGTTACCAGCAAGATATGAACTTCAAGTAAAAAAATTACAAGAAGAACAACAAATGCAAATAGAACAAGCTAAACAACAAATGACATCAGAGCTTGTAAATCAAATATCTAAAGTTGAAAATAAAGTAATGACTGAAAAAGAATATAAATTACTTATGGATAATGAAATGTTTGCTGACCAAGTTTTAAATGTTATAGAGTTTTTTGATGATAGAGTAAAGTTATGTTGTGTAGTTGGTGATACTACTTTATATGAGTCTTATTTACCAAGAGGAATTACAGATTATCCTATAGTTCCTTTACATTTTAAATGGACTGGTACACCATTTCCAATTTCTGCAGTTTCTCCATTAATAGGAAAACAAAGAGAATTAAACAAAGCTCATCAATTAATGGTACATAATGCATCTTTAGGTAGTAGTTTAAGATGGATGCATGAAGAGGGGAGTATAGATACAGATTTATGGGAAAAATATGCAAGTAGCCCAGGAGCACTATTACCAGTAAGACCTGGAGCAACACCTCCAACGCCTGTAACTCCAGCACCACTTGCAGGAGCATTTTTTAATCTTGTACAAGAAGGTAAGCAAGATATGGAATATTTAGCTGGTATATATGCATCAGCTCAAGGTGATACTGGAAAACAGCATGATACTTATAGAGGTATGTTAGCGCAAGATGAATATGGAACTAGGCGTGTTAAACAATGGATGAAAAATTCTATTGAACCTAGTTTAAAACAATTAGGTAAAGTTGTTATGCAATTTTCTCAAAGTGTATATAGTGCACAAAAAACATTTAGAATTGTACAACCTAATGCTATAGCAGAGCAAAAAGAAGTTGAAATTAATGTTCCAATTTATAATGATATGGGAGAAGGAATAGGTAAAATGTACGATTATCAATCTGCTAAATTTGATGTAAGAGTTATGTCAGGTTCTACAATGCCTATGAATAGATGGGCATATCTAGATGAATTAAAACAATTAATGCAATTAGGTGTTGTTGATGATATTGCTGTTTTAGCAGAAACAGATATAAGAAATAAAAACAATATTATTAAAAGAAAAAGTTTATACTCTCAGTTACAAGGTCAAGTTTCTCAACTTACAGAGTCTATGAAAGACAAAGATGGTACAATTGAAACATTACAAAGACAACTTGTTCAAGCTGGAATTAAAGGTAAAGTTCAAGATGCTGAAATGGAGATTCATAAAAAGAAAGTTGAAACTAATGCAGCAATTACCACAAAAGGTAACTCAGTTCAAAAAGATATTGAAATGACTGGAAAAGAAGAAAAAATGGAAATGGAAAAATCTAAAGAACTTGGTAATATGAGAGGACAAAGAATCATGGATCACGTTCAATCTGAATCAGAAAGAATGATTCAGAAAGAAGAACATGAAAGAGCAATGCGTTCTAATAAAGAAAATGTTGCTAATAACAAAAATAAATAATAAATTAAGGAGAGGAAATGGAAGAAAAATCAATAGGAGGTAACCCATTTGAAATGGCTGACGCTGAAGAAGCACAGCAAAATGGCTCCTCTGGAGAAGGTTTCTTCGAAGCACTGGAAAACAATGTTAACAGTGTAGTAGCGGATTCAGTCGGACAAGTGTCTGAGGCAACTCAGCCTGAACCAGTGGCCCAAACGGTAACCCACGCTAATCAGGAAGACCCCAACAGCGATACAACGAACTGGAGAAAAAGGTATAAAGATTCAAGTAGAGAAGCTCAAAAAATGAATGGCGAGCTAAAAGACTTGAAACCTTTTGTACCATTGTTGAATGCTATGAAAGAAGATAGCGGACTTGTAGAACATGTTAGAGATTACCTTCAAAATGGAGGAAATCCTAAAAGTGTAAAAGAGCAGTTAGGTTTAGATGAAGAATTTACCTATGACCAATCTGAAGCTCTTGAGGATCCAGAATCGGATTCAGCAAAACTATTCAATGAGACTGTAAGTAGAATGGTTCAACAGCGAGTTAATGGCGTAATGCAACAAGAAGCTGAAAGAAACAAACAAATACAGTATCAAAAAGATAGAAAAGCAGAAGAGTTACAGTTTAAAGCGAAATACAATATGAGTGATGAAGAATATGAAGATATGATTGATAAATCAAAATCACATATACTTTCTCTTGAAGATGTATATACGTTAGTTAATAGGGACAAAGTTCAAGCTAATACAGCTAATGCTACAAAACAGGATATGATGAATCAAATGAAAAATGTTCAAAATATTCCTACAAGTGTAAGTTCAACAAACAATGCTGGCGAAGCCAATGTAAGTGCAGAGGATCAAATATTCAACGCTCTTGCGGGTTCTGACAGCGACTTAGATAACTTGTTCGAATAGACTTAGGTTTATTCATTAATTAACAGAATGGAGGCAAAAAATGTCAGATTTATTTAAACTGACGAATTTGAGTCCTGGTGACGCTCCTGGTTCTTTTGGACCTGGTACAAACCAAACTACTAATGTGGATACTGGTGATCTTCGTAGAAAGTTTAATTTTGGTGACAGAATTTCAGAACTTTCTATTTCCCAAGATCCATTTTTTAGATTTTTGGCTAAAGCTTCAAAAAGAGCTACTGACGATCCAAGATTTAAATTCTTAGAAAAAAGACCTTCTTTTCATAAAAGATATGCATATGTAACAGGGTGGGGTGCTTCAAAATCAGTAGCACACACTAATGCAACAGTTACATCAAGCTTAATTGATGGAGTTGATGATATTATATATGTTCAAATGGAAACAGATTACCTAAATACTGGTAATATTCAAAACATTTACAATAATAGTAGTGCTACTACTCTTGTAGGTGCTTCTGATACAACTCCACAATTCTTTATGGAAGGACAAATGGTTAAAATCAATACTCACTCAAATGGTGCTGCTGCAACTGCTGAATTAGCGTTTGCTGCAGAAGATTATTTTGTGGGTAAAGTTGAGGAAGTAGATACAGCGGTAAAATCAAGTGAAAATGCTGTTGTGTTAAAACTTAGAATAGTTAGACCTGTATCAAGTACAGATAATGTAGAACTTTCTGGTTGGGGTGGTGATGGTACTGCTGAAAATCACTTAGGTGAATTTACAGCTGCTGAACTAGCTCCACTTAGAATACATGACCAGCTTGAAAGAGCTAGATGTTATGTAGTGGGTAATGCTCACGCTGAAGGTTCTGGTTATCCTGAAACTTGGAAAGATCAACCATATTCTACTCAATACGGGCAAACACAAATTTGGAAAACTTCAATGGCTATGACTAATACAGCTAGAGCTACTCAATTGAAGTATGATGCAAATGAGTGGGCACGTGTTTGGAAAGAAAAGCTTATTGAGCATAAATATGATGTTGAGCAATCTTTGTTGTTTGGTTCTCAAGCAACTGATGCTAATGGTATCAATTATACTCAAGGAGCGGTTGATTATATCTTAGGATATGGTAACCAATTCACTTTAGATACAAGCACTAAATCTCAAGATGATTTTCTTGATGATCTATCTAGTTATACAGATCCTCGATATAATGATTCTAAAGCTACTGTATTCTTCTGTTCAACAGAAGTATATAACTGGCTACATAAATTAAGTGGCTATTTCACAAACAACCTAGAAATATCACCAAACTTTAGAGCAGAAATGGCTCTTACAGGTAAGAAAAAAGTGTTTGGTGTAGATATTACTACTATTTCAACTCCTTATGGAGATATGAATGTAGCACGTAATATTCACTTAGACGGTACAAACATTAAAATGTTAGGTATTAACATGAAATATTGTGCATATCGTCCATTGGTTGGTAATGGTCTTAACAGAGACACTTCAGTCTACGTAGGAGTTCAAACTTTAGAGAACTCAGGTGTCGATCGTAGAGTAGATATGATTCTAACTGAAGCTGGTATGGAGTGGCAAATGCCTGAATGTCACGCTGTATGGAAAGCATCCTAGGAGGTAAACTATGAGTTTAGGAACTAATATCCCATTATATGGGGCAAATAAACATGGTAGTGCTTTAGGACATGCTAGCCATGGAGTTAAACTACTTGATTCTGATATTACATTGACAGAGGACGATTGTGGTTCTAGTCTTGTAATAATAGCTAAT